GTTGTTTTCATTACGACCTTAATTGCAAATGATGAGAACTCAGGAAGATCTTCAACACTATAGGTTAACTCTTGATAAGAAGATTGTTTCTCTGTAATTCCACTAATGGAATTCTCAGCAGTTGCAATAACATCAACATCTGGCAAACCAGTACCATTAAAGTATACCCATTCAATATCTTCAAAATTATCTTCTGAAGAAGATTTTTTAATTCTATAAAGAACTTCAATATTCTTGACATCAACAGTGTTTGCAGTTAGTCTAACATCAATTCCTGTTGCTGGATTTTCAATAGAAACTTCCTTTGTTATATATGATGCAATAGTAGAAGTTCCTTTAGATTGACTATCTGATACAAAATCAATACCATTTTCAAATGTTACTTTGGAAACCATTACATAGTTTTCTTCACCAGCAGTTTGACCTGTCCATCCAATAATATCGCCAACACGAATTATATCAGAAACTTGTGCTGGACTTGTTCCAACTGCTGCTCTAGAATAATCACCCACACCACTAGCACTAGTGAAATTATTGTTAATAGGTTTCTTATCATTAATAACTGTCAGAATCTTATTATTTTGATTCCATAGTACAACTGTACCACTTATCTTATTGTCATAGTTCTCATTTAACTGAGATCCATCTCTAACAAAGATGGTTGATTGTGGGGAAGATATATTGGGAATAACTGGAACTACTTCGGTAACATTACCTTCAGATGCGGTTACAGTTACCTTTGGAACACCAGCATTAGCACCAGTAGTGTCTGGATTTAAAGCAGTTGTAGTACCAAACTTAAGTCCTTCTCCTTGAACAAAAGTATTAACTGTATCTACTCTTACAATTAAAGTAGAACCATCAACTTTAAGAATAGTTCCTGAAGCATTTGTAGTCAATCCTGTTATTCTTTGATTAGCAGTAATAGCAGTTCCTGTACCATTAGTTACTGTGAAATTCCAAGTAGGGAAGAACTCTAGAATCTGATCTCTACGACCAAATCTATCTTCCTGACCACCAGCATTTTCAATTCTATTACTAATAGTTTTTACTGATGCTTTTGATATATCAACTAAAGGTGAAAGATAAGACACTGTACTTGACAGATCTACTTTATATGTTAATGATCTATCAATACTGTTAAGACTTTCGTTAACTCTAGACGCTAATACTTTCTGATTAATAAAGAAGAAATCTTCATTTAAGAAAGTCTTTTCATAATCTGATGTTTGACTGTATGTTGTAAAGGTTCCAACATTATCATCAACAGGAGCAATATTTGTTGTTTTAACAGAACTGTTTATTTTAGTTTGAGCAAAAGATAAACTAGGAACAGATGCATGGATTTTTTCAAATTTTCTATTGTAAGAAGCATACAATGATGAACCACCACCAAAAGCACTAGTTGTTGCTTTATTAACAGAAGTAATATTGTAACTATCAATACCTACATTAGTAACTTGATATAAGGTATCGTTTAATTCTGTAGAAGAAATTCCACCTACATCAAGACCACCTTTAAAGAATACATAAGATTCTCCAACATTACTAAATCCATTATTAAAATGATTTACCTTAATGATAGATCTATTATTTTTAAATAAAGTAGAGGTTGCACTTGATTCTGAATTAGTGTTTGTTTCTAATGAACTTGGATCTAACAATTCATACCCAAGATCCTCATTTGTAAGAAGAACAGATGCAGTTCTAGAAATATCAAACTCTGCACGATGTAAACTAAACTTAAGATCCTCAAATAGATCTTCTGTCCAAGCATTAGTATTCTGAGACTTAAAGAGAGAACCTAAAGCAGGTTGTGTTGTGACAGTTGTGCTAGTGGCAACCTCTATTTCACCAAGTTTAGATGCCCATACAAGATAATCAATAGAGTCTGTTTCAAGAACAAGAGCATACTCGGTATCATTCTGTAGGTAGACAGGATAATCAAACTCAAAATTAGTAGGAATTGTAGAATTTGTTACACCAGTTTGATCTACAGCAATACCCATACGAACTGCTGGTGTATCAATAGTGATAGAAGATTCTATTACAGCACCAGCATTTCCTGTTCCTGTTCCTCTTATAATAACTGCTGGTGGTTCGGTATATTCAGAACCAAAAAGTATAATATCTGAATGGTATACTTTACCACCTGATACTCTAACTGTAGCAGTAGCACCACCACCGCCAGGTAATTGTGGACTTTCTAAAGTTATGATTGCAGAATCATATGATGTTCCTGTATTTTTAATTTTTAAATCAGTTACTCTACCAGAATCTTTTACAATTTTTAGAGTTAATGTGGTATTATTTGCATTATTAGCAGCAATAATTGATGGTACAGTTAAACTCTCATCTTGTTTGAAAGATGTTCCATTATGATTGTCTAGAACTAATGTATAAATTTGATCATTAGTTAACGAAAACAAACCAGATATTGATGGTGTTAATTCAATATTATTTTTATCAAACACACGTGAAACAGGACCAGAGGCATTAGATGATACTCCTGTTACTTTTTCACCTTTTGCTACAGTAAGAGAATCACTAGCAAGAACTCTCAAATATGTGTCAGGATTAATAACTTTTTGTGTACCAGGTATAATGTTCTTACCTGGTTTTCCATTTTGAATATCAGTTAGATATACTCTAATAGGAATATTAGTGCTCTTCTGTGAGAAGAATAAATCAACACTTGTAGTAAACACACCACCATCAAATCCCTCAACAGTAAATGTTTGAGCAAGTGGATTTGGTTTAACTGGATTCTCTGTATTACTATCTGTTACTTGTGTACCTTCATTCGCTTTAAAGAACGCAGGTGATGTAGATACAATAGAAGAAGGGTTCTCAGGTAAAATACCAGTTGCATAGTACTTAACTTCTGCATATGTCTCTACTGTGTCCTTACTAGCATCTGTAGAACTTGATGTAAATCTGATAGTCTTTACACCAGTAGTAAATCTAATTTCACTTGTACTAGTATCATAATCTAAATTATCAGCATCTCCAGTCCAAACACTGTTTTCTCTAGGTGGATTACCTGCTGGAATTAGAACAATACCACTAGCATTACCATTTTCATCTGTAATGATAGGAGTATTGAAAGAAGATAATGAGTTAGCAGCAATACCTGTATACTTAGAGTCAGCATTTACCCAACGAGAAATATCCTGTCCTTCCATGAAAGGATAAATTCTTGTATTAGGTTTGAGACGATTGATTACATAATTTACAGGGATACTTCTAGCAAAGAATGAAAGTGAAGTAGAAACAACATTAGATCCAACACCCTTAGTTGAAATACCTTTACCAATTTCATTGTTATCAGGACTTACATTTGATGAACTAGAAACAGATGCACTAGTAACATTAGAACCTGATACATCACTATTTGTATCACCAAAAGATTCAATATTAAAGAATGATCTATTTGCACCTAACCAATTAACTTTATATGAATTATAAAGACTAGAGAATGCATCCTTTAAATTATCCTTAGCAAGGAAAATTGAATATAGATTAGTATTGTTATCAGTAACAAGTGGTGCAACACTAGTGTCATACCAAGAATCTACATTTGGACCAACAAACGAATCACCAGCATATTGCAATACTACAAATGGGTTAGGATTGATTGTCTTAGTTGCAAAATCATTTCCTAATATTTTTAATTCTGTAAATGGCAGTGACAAACGATCAGTATTCTTAACATAACCAGCAGAAGTTCTCTGATCATCTCTGGTATTAACTTCTTCTAATTTAAATGAGTCTTCTTTTGATTGAGGTCTCATTACAGATTGTTGTGTATCAACAGAACACTTATAATCAATTGATTGTAAGGAACCAATCTTATGAGTCTCAAAATTGTCTACAATGAAACCACTCTTAAATCTGTTATTACCATTACCGTCAATAACTTGCATGTTGAGTGCTTGCTGCTCAAGAATGCTTAACGTAGTGTAATATTCTAGACGCTCAATACGTTTCTCTAACTTACCAATATCACGCATTGTATAGCGTTTATGGTCAACTGGTACAATCCTTACATCCTTACTTGTTTGAGTAAATGCTGGTATGTACATGTAGTACAGAGCAATAGCATCTTCAATTTGATCTGGTTTAGTTGGATTTAAAGAAGAATTTCCCTCCTTAACAATAAATTCTCCCTTCTTATTCAAGAAGACACCATCAATTCTGCTAAGATACTGAGTTTGTGAGAATGAGAATGTATATTCAAGATTGGAATCTGGTGCAGGTGTACTAGAAACAATTCCACCACCACCAGCAAAAGACCTACTATTAGTTGAACCTAATAGAGCAGTGTCTTGATATCCTGATATAATAGCATCATTATCTACTTTAGGTCTGAAATCTAATACATCTCCCAATGACACTTTACCTAGAGCAGGTGAATTGTATGTTGGAATCTCATCAGCACCAACACCTGCTTCATGTAAGTATGAATCAATTGTACAGAAGTCACCAGTTGTGTGATCAAAGTAATCAAATGCGATCAATAACTGACCAGTTGGTGCTGTATATCCTGGTTTCAAAATAATTCTAGAAACATCATATACAGTATCTCTTTGTCCATCATCAAATGTATATCTGTTACTAACATCAGTTCCACTTACAAGATTACCAGCAGCATCAACAGTTGGTGCATCTTGTGTAGAACCTTCATAAACATATCTAAGTTTAAAAGCATCAGAATATGTAAATGTTTCTACACTTTGAGTGTCATAATTTTTTCCTCTAAAAGGAATAACTCTATCACCAGGTGATTGAATTACAATTCTTGTATTGAGTTTTGCTGTTTTAAGTCTTGGTTTTGCTTTTGTTACTTCAAGAGTAGCACTCAACTTAAGTTTAGGAAATGCTGTATAGTTAGATGCATCACCACCAAAAAATGTCTGTGGTAAAGTAAGTACAACACTACCAGATGTTAAACCACTAGCAGCATCAGTAGATGCAGAAATGTCAACTTGATCTGCTGTGATATAAACAATATCACCTTTTTCAACATCAGTTGCACTTCCTTTATCTAAAATTGTAATTAAAAAATTACTTTCATTAAATGAAACAAATCTTTGAGTACCAAATGGTAATTGAGCAGTAAAGGTAATACTACCACCACTAGAACTACCAGTACTCACAAAATCTCTTCTTACATAATGAACGATCTTAGAATCTTCACTAGTTGCTACAATAGAAGAAACTTCCTTTGTTCCTGTCTTATAAAGTAATGTTCCTTGATTGAAGTTTTGAATATCAGGACGTATTCTAACAACACTAGTATTACTTACATCTTCAGGTAGTGCTCTATCAAAATAAATTCTTGACTTTAATACACCAGATGGTTGTGTTGCATATTGTACAATACAACGAACAATAGTATCAGTAGTGTCAGAGAATTGTACAATATCTCCTTGTTGTAGTACTTTTGTACTATCACCACCAAAACCATTACACTCAATAAACTTATTACCTTTTACACCACTAAATGTAAAGTTTGTTACAGAAATAACTTCAGAGTATTTCTCATTGTTGATCTCAATATCAGATGTAAATACATTACTATTACCAGAACCAAATTCTGAATAGAATGATTTAACATTCTGGGGAGTATATGTAGTTACTGCATTTCTGACAAGAACAGGAGTAATCTTTGCAACCTTTGTAGGTTCTGCATTTCCTGTTTTTTGATTTACTAATACAACAGGAGGTTTTGAATACTCTATGTTTACAAATTCTCTACTTACAATTGATGCTTGTAAGACTTTCTTACCAATAGATACATTCAGACTAATCTTAGAAGAATCATAATCAATACCATCAATCTTTAATGTACAACCAGTAGTTTCATAACCCACTCCTTTAAAGTTGATTATAAAGTGTGATATTGTATTGTCTTTAGCAATTCTTACAGAATTATTATCTTCATCTCTAATAATTTCACCACTCTTAAAGGTTCCAAACAAAGTTTTAACCATCAAAGTCTTGTTCTTACTGAAAGATCCAGTTGAAGAACCCTCTACAACACCATAAGCACCGCTTGTAACACCGTAGATATACTTTCCAGATACAAATCCACCTGTTCCTTCAATTGAATCGTCTAGGAGAATTTTAGTAAAGAACTGAGGATCAAAATAAGATAGACCAAATATACTGTTATAAACAGCAGTACCATCATTTTTTCTACCTTTAGAAAGAACAATGTCAGTATCAGTATTAAATCCTGTTCCTCTATCTACCAATGTAAAGTTGCTTGGTTTAGCAATACCTACAACAGGTGTTACTGTCTCATTGTAGTCTCGTATGAGACCAAATCTGTTTTGATCATTTTCTCCATCTACCCTAGTTCTATATAATTCTCTATTTCCATCATCACTAGAATTTTCACTGTCATATTCAGTAAAGAACTTGTCAAGAAGATTTTTGTCACCTTCAAGTGTTAATTCAAGATACGTTGTTGCTGATCCAGATGGATCATCTAATTCAGGTCTACTAACCTCAGAATAACCAATAACATTAATAGAACTGATTGTATTAGGAACACCACTTGCATTCCTTCCTTGCACCCAGTAAAGTGTTGATAGTGCTGCTAGTCTTTTATCAGATGTATCTGTAGCATCTACGCCAGATATAGTTGATACTGTTACTACAACAATAGCACCACCACCAGCACCTAGAAGACCGTCAGAGATGTTTAAAGTGTCTGTAGCAGCATATCCTGTACCTGCTGTATTCAATGTTACTGTAGGGGTTCCATCTGATGCTACAACAACATCAAATGTTGCACCAGTTCCATTCTGTGATGTTGTACTTGCAACATTAGTATATGTTCCAGCAGTTCTACTTGAATCAGCAGCACCATTATTTGTAAAAGTTCCAATACCACTAGAAGCACCATTTAATGTGCTTAGGTTTATATTACTTTCTTTCTCTACATAAACAGTTTTAATTCCTTTATTTTGATCAAAGAAAGAACCTCTGCGAGATGTAGTTTGCTTTGAATCGTTAGAACCCTCAGTTCCGTTTAAACCAATACTACCATCATTAAAAACAGAAGATAAAAATACATTAGGATATGCAGTTAAGTCACCACCATCAGCGTTAAGTGGTGTGCTTCCATATGTGTTTGTAATTCTATAAGTAGGAAGTCCAGAAGTCTTTAAACGAATATCAGATCTATCAAGAGTTTCTCTTGCTTTAGAAACAGGAAGATATTTTGTTTCCTTATTAACAATTTCAAATCCTTTTACATATGCCTTACCAGAACTAACACTTGCAAGTAATTTACCTTTTGCATCATCTACTGTAAGACCATTAACCTTACCAAAATTATCTAGAGGATATACTCCTAGATTACCAGCATCCTGATAATACTCTCTAATATCTAAAGAGAAATCTTCAACAATATAGTCACCAGACTCATCATAAGTCCTTCTTGCTAAAGTTTGCTCTAAAAGATTGTAATCTGTTTGAGTTATCTGAGATTGTACAGATCCTTTCTTAACTGTAAGAATTTGAATAAAATTCTTATCTGTAACTGAATTTAAATCATACTTAAATAAATCAAGAACAATTTTTAATCTATTTGCACCAGGTGCAGAATAATTACTAGATCCAATAGCATTATCATACAGAGAACCATCTTCTTCTGCTGTTACAATACTTTCGGTAATTTTAAAACCAACCTTTGCAGATGGTTTGTTATAATAACTATCAACAATTAGTAGTTGTTCTGAATTTCTTACAAAATATCCATTAACAAAGTAAATTCCTTCTTCTACCTTAACAGCAGAAGCATATCCCATTGCAGGACTTTCTAACGTTGACGATGCACCTGTGTCAGGATCAGTAATAGAAATACTAGTAGGAAGTACGCTTCCATCGGTTCCAACCACCATCAGTGGTGTATTAACGCCATCTACGACCTCTACGGTCTCACCTTGACGAAAAGTTACTTCATTAGAAGCATCGCCACTATTAGTATAATTTACATATAAAACATCAGAAGCAGTTTCTGTTGCAACAGAAGCATCAATAACTGTTGCTGTAACTCCAGAAGTATTACCCTTAACAACCAATCCTTTTAATTGAGTAATATCATACTTTTTGTAAACGATCTTACCATTTACATTTGTAGGTATTTCAGATACAGAAGATAACTTCACATAAGGAAGTTTAGTGTTAATCCCTACTTCACCAGGTATGACAAGTTCACCTTGTTTAAAGGCATACTTACCAAAACTCTCAATCTGATTCTGAAGAACAGATTGCAGCTGAGTTAACTCTCTCGCCTGAATTGAATATCCAGGACGAAAGAGTACTTTGTAGAAATTTTTATCTTGTGTGAAATCTTCGTAGTATGGAGCTACATTTAGGTTTGTCTTCTGAGGCATCTCACTGTTCTTCTAACTTTGGATTGGGTAAATTAGAATTCAATTACAAGCTTGATGTCCTCAATTTGGTCAGCAGCTCTTGTAATCTGTCTTCTGTTCTCTATGTATACTATATCTCCAGAGTCAGGTTCAATCTCAGCAGATGCTTTACCTTCTACAAAAGAAACATCGGCAACTACTGAAGGAGTACCAGAAGTACCTTCTGTAGTAACAACATTTCTTGATGCAGCAGAAGTAGTACCAACGACTGCATTTGCAGCATTAGATTCAAATGCAAGCACTACACCAGCATCGGTATGTACATTAGGAGATTGGAAGTACTTAAGAATCTGATTAGTAGAATCCCAAGAAACAACAGTACCTTTAGCAGTACCGCCAGTTACTGTCTGTGATATAACTTCATCAACAACATAATCAGCACCAGTTCCATTGACTTTTAATGCATGGGTTCCACGAAGTGTGCTATT